GAGCCGCGCTCACACCTATCGATGGTGACTTTGTAATTCAGCTAGATACAGACGAGCTGTACTACTGGAATGGGGCCGCGTGGATTGTGTACGCCGACGATACGGACCACGCAGCGTTAGTCGCGGTTGTGGCTGGGTTGGCCGCGCACCTTGCAGACGCAACCGACGCACACGATGCTTCGGCGATTAGCTTTGTAGCTGGCGGTACGATTGCCGCCACGGATGTACAAGCAGCGATTTCAGAGGTCGCCTCAGACGCAGCGACGGATCTATCAAACCACCTAACAGACGCCACAGACGCGCACGATGCCTCTGCGATTTCATTCGCACCAACAGGCACGATTGCTTCGACAGACGCGCAGGCAGCGATTGCTGAGGTATCTGGAGATGTTGAAGGAATAAAGATGGTCGTTCAGGCAAATTCAGCAGTGAATAACGCTGCAACATTTGCCCCTGCAAATGCACGAAGACAGGTGCAGCAGCTTTCTGGTAACGGTGGTGCCGTGACCTTGGCGGATATAGGAGTTGCGACGGCACAAGAAGGTGACGAGCTACTTCTTTTAGGAACTAGCGATTCTAACACTGTGACACTTGTTTCGGCAACAAATACTAAACTGAACGGATCAATTACTTTAGCTAACGACACGCTACTACAACTGGTGTACGCTAACAGTAAGTGGAGAGAGACCGGAAGGAATAACTAAGTGGCGACTATCGTTAAAGAGGTTAGTACAGGATATGTGCCTAGACCATTGCAAAAGATACTGCACGCGTCGCTTAAGCGATTCAATGTTATTGTGTGCCACAGGCGTTGGGGCAAGACTGTATTTTCTATTAACGAGAAGGTTGATAGAGCGCTTAGAAATGAACTTAAGAACCCGCAGTACGCGTACATTGCGCCCACATACGGGCAGGCAAAGCGTGTTGCGTGGGATATGCTCAAGGACGCTACAAAGAGCATTCCCGGAATAGTAGTGAATGAGGCAGAGCTTAGAGTAGATATACCGAGGCAGAGCAGAGGGGATCGTATTAGATTCATGCTTCTTGGTGCTGAGAACCCCGGCACATTACGCGGTATTTATTTGGACGGGGTTATCATGGATGAGTACGCAGAGATGGACCCTACCGTGTGGTCTCAGGTTGTACGTCCCGCTCTTTCTGATAGGAAGGGTTGGGCTATTTTCATTGGTACACCAAAGGGGCAAAACGGTTTCTATGAGATATATCAAGCAGCGCAGAACACGCCTGATTGGTATCACATAATGTACAAGGCCAGTCAGACGGGGATCATACCCCCTGACGAACTGGAGGCCGCACGAGCCATCATGTCTGCGGAAGAGTATGAGCAAGAGTACGAGTGCAGTTTTAGCGCAGCACTTGTAGGAGCGTACTATGGAAAGTACATGGAAGAGGCGGAGAAGGAAGGACGAATTACCAACGTCCCACATGACCCTTCTGTACCTGTGGATACTTTTTGGGATCTTGGGGTTGATGATACTACTGTCATTTGGTTCGGACAACGAGTCGGAAAAGAGTGGCACTTCATTGACCATATCGAGATGTCAGGAGAAGGACTAGCGTATTACGTAAAAGAACTAGATAAAAAGCCGTATAAGTTTGGCACACACTATTTACCACATGATGCTGAGGCTAGAGAGTTGGGCACAGGTAAAAGCAGGATTGAGACGTTTAGAGCGTTAGGGTTAAAAAATTTAGAGGTAGCGGAGAAGCTTGATGTAGAGGACGGCATAAACGCCGTAAGACTTTTGCTTCCTCGTTGTTGGTTTGACAAAGAAAAGTGCGCCCGCGGAGTGAATGCGTTAAAATCGTATGAGCGTAAGTGGGACAGCAAGAACAAAATTTATCAGCAAAAGCCGCTGCATAACTGGGCATCACATAGTGCCGATGCATTTAGGACGTTTGCTGTTGGTGTTGATGAGCGAAGGCCGAGCGCAGAGGCAATGAAAAGATTTCCTCGAAGAACGCAAGGATCTTCGTACGATATTTTTAGGAGGTAGTATGGGTGGAGCAAGAGAGGCGTACAATAATTTCTCGGAGAATATAGTTGGCAGCGCGCAGGATGCTCTCGGTGCCGGAACGGGGTCGGACGCATTTTTGGGGTACCAAAACATAATGACTGCCGGAGGACTCTCTCTTTTGGGGTATAAAAGTGGGGCGCAGCAGGAGAAAGAGAAGAGAGATTTTGCTAAAATGTCTTTTGATGAGCAGCAGGCATACGGCAGAGCCGCGGAGGGTGCGCGTAGGGCGAAGATACGCACGCAGCTAGAAGAGTCAGTAAGACTTCGACAGCGATCCCCGGGCCGCGCGGCAACACTTCTTACATCTAATTTAAGTCCGAGCGGGGCGAACAACAATACGTTACTTACATCAGCAGCACAATCAATGGGGACTAGATAATGAGCAAGAAATTAACTGTTAAGCAGATCAAGGAAAAGGTCGAAAAGCTCAAGGCTGAACGAGGCACTTGGGAAACCCACTGGCAAGAGTTGGCAGACTATATTTTGCCAAGGAAAAATACGATTACAAGTCAGAAATTTCCGGGGGAAAAGCGTTCAGTAAACGTGCTTACCTCTACGGGGATTAAATCAAATGAGCTTTTGTCGGGCGCTTTGCACGGAATGCTTACAAATCCGAATGCGATGTGGTTTGAGCTGACTACAGGTGACACAGAGATTGATCGCTCTGACAATGTTCGCATGTGGCTGCAAAAGACAACAAAGAGCATGCACAATGTTTTAAATAATTCTAATTTTCAAACAGAGGTACACGAGCTATACATGGATCTTTCGTGCTTTGGTACAAGTCCAATGTACGTTGAAGAGGATGATCGTGACATTATTCGTTGCTCTACTAGATTTATCGCTGAAATGTACATTGATGAGAACCACCTCGGAGTTGTAGACCAAGTATTTAGACAGTGGGACTGGGACGCACATAAGATTGTTTCTGAATTTGGTATTGATAAAGTTGGTAAAAAAGTATCGGATGCGTACAAGAAAGGGGATACGACTAGGTTCTGTGTAATTCATGCGGTTTACCCAAGAACGATGATAGACCCCGTTGCGAAGGGCGCTTTTAAGTACATTTCTCAGTACGTCCTACCAGATGAAAACCTAGAGCTAAGAGAGGGTGGATTTAGAGAGTTTCCTTATGTAGTCCCTCGCTGGAGTAAGGCCGCTGGTGAGATATACGGAAGATCGCCGGGGATGAATGCGCTACCTGAAGTGAAAACGCTGAACAAAATCATGGAGACTACGATCATGGGAGCGCAGAAGGTGGTAGACCCGCCGCTACAGCTACCCGATGATGGTTTTATTATGCCGATTATTACTGAGCCGGGGGGTCTTAACTACTATCGCTCAGGCACAAACGATATAATTAAGCCAGTATTTAATGACGCACGTATTGATTTTGGATTTCAGGTAATACAGCAGCACGAGAAGAACATTCGTGAGGCGTATTACATAGATCAGCTTCAGTTAAACACAGGGCCGCAGATGACAGCGACAGAGGTGATGCAAAGAACTGAAGAAAAAATGCGACTACTTGGCCCGATGCTGGGCCGTATGCAGGCGGAATTTTTGCGCCCCCTAATTGATAGGGTGTTTGAGATTATGCTGCGTAGAGGTTTAATCAACACCGCAGAAATACCCGCGGAGTTACAGGGTAGGGTGCTAGATGTACGCTACTCTTCAATGATAGCTAAATCTCAGAGACTTGCTGAGGGGCAGAATATGCTGCGGGCAATGGAGGCGCTAACTCCATTTGCTAATGCTGACCGAGGTGTACTTGATAATCTCAACGGGGACCAGGCGTTCAGGGTTATTGCGGAAGTATTTGGGCTGCCGCAGGAAATTATTAGAAAAGCCAAGGATGTACAGCAGATGCGCGACGCTCGTGCCCAAGCACAGCAACAAATGATTGACGCCGAGAACGCGGAGAGAGAAGCTGATAGTACACCGAAGGTGGTTGGTGCAATGGCGCAAATGCAACAGATGGCGCAGAATCAGGGATAACAATGAAGGAAAGAGAAATGAAGGTGGCTAAGAAGTCTGCTAGTCGGATTTCTTTGTACCAGTCTGTTTTTGGTTCTCCGGAGGGGCAGAAGGTTCTTGCGGATCTTATGGTCACACACCATATAGCCAACTCGACGTTTGACGAGAACCCGCGCAAAACGATTTTACGCGAGGGTGAGCGCAATGTTGTTTTAAGA